ATTGGCGGGAGTGCTCACCGTCGGCGTGCTAGGCGCGGCAGGCGCGGCAGGCGCGGCAGGCGCGCTCGCCTTCTTTTCTTCGGCGCGCTTGGCCTGACCTTCGGCCTTCGCCTTGCTCACTGCCGGACAGGCAGCGGCAAGCGCCTTGATGCTGCCCGTCCCGGCGGCTTTCTTCGCGGCTTCGAGTCTGTCGGCGTCGCAAGCCCAAATACGCTTGGCGTTAGCGATGTAGGCGCCGGCGGTTACTTTCAGCACTCCGGGAATGGCATCTGAGATGCGGGCAATGCCCGCATCGAAGACTGCCGGCGTAACTTTCGCCTCTTTACACCCAAGGACATAGGCCAAAACAGCTTTGGACGCTACGGACATACCGGACTCGATGGCCGTGAACGCGGCAACTGCGGCTGACTCAAGTTCCACGACATTGACGGCGACGGTAACAGCGGAAGATTTACGTGATGCCATGATTAACTCCTTTAGTAAGCGTCCGGGATTGGACGATTCGCACTTTACGCCCCCCCTCCTCGGTTTGGTAGCTACCAAACGCCTACCCCTACCTCGATCGGGCTGCCCTACATGCGCGCGTATGAGGAAAGCATTCTTTTTCTGAGCGACGGGGGGCAGGGGGTTTTACGCGCGGGTGTGACGTATGCTTACCCCCATCCCAAATATCTTGTGCCAAAAATCATATTTGTAAACTCACTATACACATGACATCCAAATATTTTCCAGCAAATTTTAAGTGTCAACCAACCATACACTATGACATTTGAGTATTCGTACGCGCCCCCGCGCGAGGGCAACGTGCGTGTCATAATTACAAGGGCATAAGTTATACCCCATTGCACCCGCCCTCTCATGGTGCTATATTACGTCTTGACCTCCCGCCACGAGTGTCAGCCCCCGCCCCGATCTGGTTACTCCTTGACAGATCGGGGTTTCTTTTTGTAGGGTCAGAGCTTGCCACCCCCAACACGTTATGCTACTTTTGCACACATGAGCCAAGACGCCGACAACGAACGCATCGCCAACCCGCTCCTGTTTCCGCCGGAGCCGTGCGACAATCCAGCCAAGAAAGGGTGGACGGCAGCCTTTGTCGTCGACGTTGCCCTTGGGACGAGCGACGACGTGCTGTGCTCGACATACGAGTTGCAGGATCACGAACTCCAGTGGATCAAGGACGACCCCGGGTTCATCATCCAGTTGGCCAGCATCCAGAAGGAGTTGGACAAGGAAGGCGTGTCGTTTCGCCTGAAGGCCCGGCTCCAAGCAGAGGAGCTACTGCAAACCAGTTGGGCGCTGATCCACTCCCCGGCGACGCCGGCCACCGTAAAGGCCGGACTCATCAAGGACACCGTACGGTGGGCCGGATGGGACGCACCCCCGCAGGAGAATGGTGGAGGGCGGGGCGGGTTCTCCGTCAACATCGTCCTCAATGGCACCGTGCCGCAGGGGATAACGATTGACCAGCAGCCTCAACCGGCCCTCTCCACATGAGCAACATCCACTACGAGCCGCCGGCCACCATCGCCAACTTCATGGCGAGCGAGAAGTTCTACAACTTCATCATCGGCCCGGTCGGTAGCTCCAAGACCACGGGCATCCTGTTCAAGATTCTCTACCACGCCGCGCGGCAACGGCCCGGGCCTGATGGCATCCGGCGCACGCGGTGGGTCGTCGTCCGCAACACCCTCCCGCAGTTGAAGGACACGACGCTCAACTCATTCTTCACGTGGTTCAAGCCCAACGAAGCGGGTGAGTGGCGCGTGACAGACAACAAGTTCATCTTCAAGTTTGACGACATCCATGCCGAAGTCCTTTTTCGCCCGCTTGATACTCCTGATGACGTTCACCGCGTCCTCTCCCTCGAAGTTACCGGAGCCATCCTTGACGAGTTCGTTGAGATTCCCAAGGAAATTGTCGAAGCCCTCTCTGCCCGATGCGGTCGATACCCCTCTGCGAAAGACGGCGGGCCGACGTGGTGGGGCATGTGGGGTGCCTCCAACCCGGGCAACGAAGATGACTGGTGGTACAACTGGTTGTACGAGGAGAAGCCGGAGAATCTAGGCTACTTCGAGCAGCCGAGTGGGTTCACCCCGCAGGCCGAGAACATCGAGAACCTGCCCGGCGGGCACGGCTACTACCACAACCTGATGGTGGGCAAGTCCGCTGCGTGGGTGAAGCAGTTCATCGAGGTCAAGTGGGGCTACTCCCTGCGCGGCAAGCCGGTGTTCAGGACGTTCAACCCGGAGCTTCACATCGCCCGGTCGCCGCTGATCTACAACCCCCACCTGCCTGTGGTCATGGGCTTCGACGCCGGGCTGACGCCGGCTGCCATCTTTGGCCAGCAGGACTCGAACGGGCGCGTGCTTGTGATGCGTGAACTGGTCAGCGAGAACATGGGGGCCAAGCGGTTCTGCCGCGAGAAGGTCAAGCCCCTACTAAACAGTACCTTCCCGCACGCCAACCTGCTGGTGCTCGCCGATCCGGCGGTGTCTCAACGGGCGCAGACAGATGAGCGAAGTGTCAAACAAGTGTTGGAGGAGGAGCTTGGCGTACGTGTTAAACCAGCGTACAGTAACACCTTGACTGACCGGCTCGGCGCGGTCGAGGAGTACCTGACGCGGTTGACCGAGGTAGGCCCGGCGTATCTGGTAGACCCGAGTTGCAAGACGCTGATCCGTGGGTTCACCTCGGGGTACCGCTACCCGGTGAGCAACAAGGGGCAGGTCGGTGACAGCCCGGAGAAGAACAGCTACAGCCACCCGCACGACGGCAACCAGTACATGTGCATGGGGTTCCTCCGCGAATCGCAGCGTGACGCACAGAAACGCAAGGGCGGGTTTACAATACCGCGATTCGCAAACTCCTACGCCTTTTAGGGACTGACATGGCTCAACCACAAACAGCAGCACCCACCGCAGAGCTACCGCTCCAGATCGACGACAACGCGTTGAAGGCGCTCGGCGTCCGACTGCTCACACGGTTCAACGACTACAAGCGCGAGCGGCGTGAGGTCGAGGTGCAGTGGCTCCGCAACCTGCGCCAGTACCTCGGCCAGTACGACCCGGAGATTCTGGAGAAGATCGAGCCTGACCGCTCGCGGGCCTACCCGAAGCTGACGCGGATCAAGGTCGTCAGCATGGTGTCCCGCCTGATGGCGCTGCTGTTCCCCACGTCCGAAAAGAACTGGGGGCTTCAGGCCAGCAAGTCACCGACGTTCGCCGCCAACACCGTGCAGCAGGTGCTCGACGTGTGGGCGCAGTCGAACCCGAACGCGCAGATCACGAAGAAGGAACTCGACCGCATCCTGAAGAAAGCCGCCTCCATCATGGCTGAGAAGATGGAGGAGGAGATCGACGATCAACTCATGGACATTGGCGGCAGCGCCGCGATGGACTACGTGGCCCTCGTGCGCAAGGTCATCTTCTCCGCCGTGCTCTACGGCCCGGGCATCCTGAAGGGGCCGATGACGGTGAGTCGTCGTCAGGGGGTCTACCAGATCACCGCCTCGGGCGTGATGGTCAGTGAGGAGGACGTGCTGCGCCCGTACTACGAGCACGTGCCGTGTTGGGACTACTACCCCGACATGGCAGCCAAGACCTTCGCACAGATGGACGGCCAGTTCCAGCGCCACGTGTTCAGCCGCCACCAGTTGCGCAAGCTGGCCGACCGCAACGACTTCCTCGGCGACCGGGTGAAGCGGTACCTTGAAACCCACCAAGACGGCAACTACCGGCGCGAGACGTACGAGTCCGAACTCAAGGTGCTCGGCGGGGCCAACAACGTCAAGGACAACGGGCGCAAGTTCGAGGTCATCGAATACTGGGGCTACGTGTTCGGTCACGAGCTTCGCGCGGCGGGCGTGCAGGTCGCGGACAACAAGCTGTCGGATGAGACGCGGGCGACGATCTGGATGGTCGACGGCGAGGTCATCAAGGCCGCTGCCGACCCGTTCCCCGACGGCGTGCAGATGTACCACGAGTTCGTGTTCGAGGAGGATGAGGTCAACCTGATGGGCAGCGGCCTGCCGCCGATCTGCCGCGACAGCCAGCTTGGCGTGTGCGCCTCGACCCGGATGCTCATCGACAACGCGTCGGTGACGTGCGGCCCGCAGCTTGAAGTCAACGTCGACCTACTCCGTCTCGACCAAGACACGAAGGGCGTCAAGCCGTTCAAGGTGTGGTACCGCGAGGGCGACGGTCAAGCGGCAGCGACGCCGGCAGTGCGCAACATCACCATCGACAGCCACATCCCCGAACTGATGCAGATGGTTGACTTGTTCATGGGGTTTGCGGACAAGGAAACCTTCGTCTCGCCGGCCACCAACGGCGACATGGAGAACAGCCCAAGCGAGCCGATGCGTACCTCCAGCGGGGCGTCGATGATCTTGGGCAATGCGGCGCTGCCGTTCCGCGACATCGTGCGCAACTTCGACCAGTTCACCATGTCGGTCATCCACTCGCTCACCGAGTGGAACCGCCTGTTCAACCCGAACGAGGACATCAAGGGCGACCTGCAACCTGTGGCCCGGGGCGCGACCAGCCTGATCGCCAAGGAAGTGCGGGCGATGGCGCTGGACAATCTGGCCACTACGCTGCGTGAGGACGAGGCAGTCTACATCGACATGCGCGAGTTGGCCCGGTCACGGATCAGCGTGCGCGACCTGCCGACTGAACGCCTCATGCTGTCGGATGACGACGTGCAGAAGAAGCAGGACGCCGCTGCGCAGAAACAGCAACAACAGGAAGCTCTGCAAGAGGAAGCACTACGTGCTACTATCCGCAAAGAGTTGGCGGACGCGTTCAAGGCAACGTCGCAAGCAAAGAAGAATCTGGATGGAGCAGACGCCGCGATCTTCAACGCAGTCATGGCCGCAATCGAAAAAGGACTAGACCCCGATGTCATCAAAAGATTTGCTCAAGAGCCTCCAGCCGCAACTGTACAGCAACCGCCAGTCGCAGGACTTGGTGCTGGTCAAGGAGTGGCTGCTGGCTAGTATCGAGGAGTTGAAAGAAAAGGCGCTGACCGTGGAGCCGACGGGGCTGGCAAGCCTCCAAGGTGAAGCCAAGGCGCATAAAAGGCTGCTCCGTACCATTACGGAAAAGCCACACAATGTTGACTAACCACCGTGACGTGAGGTAAATAGAGCTATGACAACCGAAAACGAAGATTTTGACAGTGCACTGGGCGACGCGTTTGCTTCACTCGACGCGCCGGCTGCGGGCGCAACTGAGCCTGCCGCTGCTGCGCCGGCCCCGGCTGCCGCTGAACCGGCTCCTGCCGCTGCTGCCGCTCCTGCCGCCGCTGCTCCTGCTGGTGAGCCTGCTCCCGCTGCTGCCGCCGAACCTGCACCCGCTGCCGCCGCACCTGCCGAACCTGCACCTGCCGCCGCTGCGCCTGCTGCTGAACCGGCTGCTGCCGCGCCTGCCGCCGAACCGACTCCGGCGCTGAACGCCAACGACCCGGCTGCGTTCGCTGCTGCCGTCGCTGCTGCCGTCGCTGCTGCCAAGCCCGCTGAACCGGCTCCCGCCGCTGCGCCGGCTCCGGCTGCCGAGGAAAAACCAATTACGATTGACCAGTTCTTGTCTGATGACGACAAGAAAACACTGGGTGACTATGACAAGGAATGGGGTGAAGTATCGAAAGCCGAGGGCATCCGCCGTCGCGCCGAGATGCAGGTACTTCAGGCTCAGACCTTCCGCGAACTTGGGAAAGTGCTGGCACCGATTGTGCAAACTCTGCAACAGTCGCAGGTAACTTCCCACTTTGCAACCATCCGTAGCGCGCACGCGGACTTCGACAGCGTATTGCCGAACGTGCAAGCATGGGTGGCCAAGCAGCCCGCTCTCTACCGCCCTGCGTTGGAGCGCGTGTTGAATCAGGGTACCGCCACCGAAGTTGTCGAACTGGTGGGTGCCTACAAGCAGGCCGTAGGACAGACGGGTGCAGTGCCAGCAGTACCGGCCTCGTCAGTTCCGCAAGCCACAGCCGCCCCGGCCACTGCCCCAGTGGTGCAAGCGGCACAACCTTCTACGAAGCCAGCAGTGCCGGCAGCCGCCGTCGCCGCTACCGCCGCAGTCGTGAGTCAGCGCAGCAACAACCAATCCGCTGCCGACCCCAACGACTTCGACGCCGCGCTTCGTGAAGCCCTTGGTGGTTAAACGAAACTGAAGGAGCAACAAAATGGCCTCAATGGTTTATGGTGATATTACCCCGCGTCAAGCGGCTTTCTCGGTAGCGAACCTGCTGAAGCGCGCACAGCCGCTTCTGGTGATCGAGCGTTTTGGTCAGGTCTACATCCTGCCCAAGAACAACACTCGCATCGCCAAGTTCCGCCGCTACTTCCTCGAAAACTCGACCGGCTCCGTGTCGGGCAATGCCGGCAATGCCGGTATGCCGCTGGCGCTGACCCCGCTGGTTGAAGGCGTGACCCCGGCTGGCAAGAAGCTGGCGTCCAAGGACTACACTGTTCAACTCGAACAGTACGGCGATTTCATCGGCTTCACCGATGTCATCATGGACATCCACGAGGACTTCCCGGCAGTGCTCCGCGAACTCACCGACATCCTCGGCGAGCAAGCTGCGCAAACCGTCGAAACCCTGCGCTTCAACGTCCTCAAGGCGGGCACCAACGTGTTCTACGCCAACGGCGTCCTGCGTACCGACGTGAACACCCCGGTGTCTCTGGTTCTGCAACGCCGCATCACCCGCGCGCTGAAGCGCCAGAACGCGTCGCCGCACACCACGGTGGTCAAGTCTACCCCGGCGTACAACACTCAGCCCATCGAGGCGTCGTACATCGGCCTGATCCACCCCGATCTGGAGAACGACATCCGTAACATCACGGGATTCATCTCCACCAAGCACTACGCCTCGGTTCAGCCGATGGAAGGTGAGATCGGTGCGGTCGAGGACGTGCGCTACATCCGTTCGACGGTGTTCCAACCGTGGGCCGATGCCGGCGGTAACTTGGGGCTGATGCTGTCCACGACCGGCGTGAAGGCCGACGTGTACCCGATCCTGTATCTGGCCCGCGACGCTTACGGTATCGTCCCGCTCAAGGGCGACGCCGTGAACGGTAGCTCGGTCAGCGTCATGGTCGTCAACCCGAAGCCGACGAATACCGACCCGCTCGGTCAACGTGGTACCGCCGCATGGAAATTGTGGTCGGCCACGGTGATCTTGCAGGACGCGTTCCTCATCCGTGCGGAAGTTGCGGCTACCGCCTAATCGGTAAGCAACCATCTACCCCGGGGCGACCCGGGGTAGTTCCACGGAGGTACGAACATGGGCACCACTACCCTGACAATCAAGACTGCGGTGAACGGATTCACGATTGAATACCGTGACCCGGAGATCGAGCAAGCGAACCGAGGCGACGGCCCTTGGATCGACCCATACAAGACCGTCGTGTGCAAGACTGCGGAAGATGTTTCTGCCGTCGTGACTTCTATCCTCCCCATCATGCTCACCGATGAGGAAGAAGATAACCCCGCCGATGAATTCAAGTCGGCGTTCAAACAAGCAATCAAGGAGCTATCGTGACCGAACCCACTGAAAACACCAAGACCCAAGCCGAGATCGACGCCGAGATCGCAGGGGCCAATGCGGACGCTGCCGTGTCCGCCGCCGCGCAACCCGACGCTGGAATGACGCCCGCCCAAAAAGCGGCTGCCACCAAGGCGGCGAACAAGCTGGCTGCGGCGGCTGCCGGCGCTGCTCCCGACGCGAATGAAGCGAAGGCCGCAGTGAACACCCCGGCGAAGCCGAAACGGGTTAAAATCATCCTCGACGAAAACGACGCGATCCCTCCGGGTGGCCAGTTCTTCGGCGTGAATGGTACCGGGTATCAGATTCAGCCCGGCAAGGAAGTCGAAATCCCCGAGTTCCTGCTCGGTGTGATCGACAACGCGGTTACCACCAAGCCGATCTTGAACGATGATGGTCAGGTGGTCGGATACCGCGATGTCCCGCGCTTCCCCTACCGGATCGTAAAGTGAAATGAACCTTCAAGAGCTACTGGACGAACTTCGTGGCAACATGCTCCGTGACGTTTCTGACGCGATCGGTGGTGCCTCGGACAAGCTGTGGACTGACGACACCCTAGTCCGCTACATCAACGACGGGTACCGCCGGTTCTGTCGCCGTACGCTCTTGATTCGAGACGCCTCCACGCCTGACGTGACGCAAATCGCGTTGGCTGTGGGGGTCGATCGTTACCCGCTCCATAAAGATGTTCTTGCAGTGTTGACTGCCCGGATCGAGGGCAAAGAGTACGACCTGCACAAGACGACCCACGACAGCCTCGCCGGGGCGGTTACCAACTCCGACCGCGCTATCGTCACGTCCAACACTCCTCCGTCGCAAGAGCCACGCTGGTTCGCAATGGACGAGGAGAACGGAATCCTTCGACTGTCGCCCAACGTTGGTGCTGACTTCGACGGCAAGATCATTCAGATGCGCGTCGCGCGGATGCCGAAGGCAGTCCTCACCGTCGATGACCTCGAAGCGGAGCTTGAGGTCGACGAGGACTACCACCTCGACATCCTCGAATGGGCTGCGTACCGCGCCCTGCGCAACCACGACACCGACGTGGAGAACATCGGCAAGGCCACCTCGCACAAGAACAGGTTCAACGAGGTCGTCGCAGAGGCGGAGGAGGACAGCCGCCGTGCGATGTTCGCCCCGGTAGAGTTCATATTCAACAGCAGGTGGTGATATGGCTGGTATTCTTGATACATTGAAGCAGTCCAACGACGAGCGACTGGCCCAACAGTCCGCGCTCGTAAAGACCCCGATGCAGTCCGTCGGGGTTGCCGCAAGAGGGGCCGTGAACGATGTTGGAGCACTCGTTGCCGCCCCGATGATCGGCGTTGCCGGCGTGGCCAAGGACGCCTATGAGGGGTTGAAGAACTTCGGTGCCGGGTTCACTGGTCTGAAGGCGGATGCCCCCGCTGCACCACCGAAGGTAATCACCCCAGCACCCACCAGCACGGCAGCAGACGTGAGCGCTGCTGCACAGAAAACCATCGACGCTACACCGATGGTGCCTACCGCTGCCCCGGACAAGTTCGACGCTGCTGTGGCAGCCGCAACCAAAGGCAACTACACTGCACAGACTGCACCGCAGGCGATCGGCGTTAGCACCCCGGTAGCAGCCCCGGTCGCCGCGAAGCCCGCAGCCATGCCGCAGGTAGCCATGAACACAGCGATCATGGAGCAGCAGCAAAACCTGATGGCGCAGATCGCTGCCGCGCAGAGCGTCGTTCAGCAGGGCAGCAACCGCGACGGGTACAAGATGGGCGATGTGACGAAGGCGTTGATGACGATGAACCACCTGTCGCCGCTCGTTGCCAGCGCCAACAACCTGATGGGCAACATGTACGGCACGGACGCCGGCATCGTCAACCACACCTCGGACAATGCGACTCGGACGACCATCGCGGACGCGGGCAACGCAACCGAGATGGCCAAGACCAATCTCGCGGGGCAGTACGGCATCCAAGGCCGCGCGCTCGACAACGAGGCGGCAGTCGCGCTCGCTGAACGCAAGGCGGCGCTTGAGTCCGCGAGCCCCCAAGGGCAGGCACAGACGGTAGAAGCAATGACGAAGGCCCGCATCCTGAAGGACACCGAGAACCTTACTGGGGTCGGGCGCGCGATGGCTACGCAAGGGAAGTACAACATCGACCAAGTGAAAGACGGTACGACGGGGAACATGCTCGGAGCATTTGTAAACGGGGTGTATGTCCCCGCCGCAGCGCTAGGAGTACAATCGCCGGCACCGATAACCAAGAAAAAGTAGACTATGAACGCGTTCGAGCTTGCAGCAAACCCCGCGTTGTTGGAGCGAGTTAGGCAGCAGCAGGCTTTGGACGCCGCCGCCGCAGCCGCAGCCGCAGAAGCCAACCGCAAGCGCACAGCCGGCGAGGTCGTCGGCGATGTAGGCACACAGCTTCTCCAAGGCGCCGTTGGCCTCGGGCAGTCCGCGTACGGTGTAGGCAACATGGCCACGCTCGGCCTGCTCGATCGGGCAGTCGGGTTCTCGGACAACTTCTCCGAGACGAACCGCACCCTTGAGACGTGGAAGTCCGCGCCGACCCAAGCCGCGAAGGCCAAGGGCAGCGCTGCCTTCGGCCAAGGCATCGGTGCCGGCGTTGCAGAGTACGTCACCAACCCGCTCCTGTTGCAAGACCTGCTTGTCTCTAACTTGCCGTCAATCATCCCGGCAGGCGCCGGCGCGCAGATGGCTTCCCGCACCGCGGCGACGGCTGCCGACATCGCCAAGTATTCTGCCCGAGGCGCCGCGCGGGCCGGCGGGCTGCAAGCGGGCGGCGCTGCCGACATCGAGACGATCAACGCCGCTCGTGAAGCAGGGATGACCGAGACGGAGGCGCAACTCGCGGGCCTCGGCGC